ATAGTGCTATTGTTCCTGATGTAGTTATTCCTTCTGGACTTGGAGCTCAGATGTCAGCTTGGATTATATCAACTGATGGTCTTAAATCAGTTCCTACTATTCACATTTCTACGACTGGTGGAGTTGTCCCTACTAATAATTATTATTGTGATATAGTTATAACTCAACTTCCTTATATCCCTCCTGAGTCTCCTCTTTAATTTGGTTGTACAATTTTTTTAATAAATTTTTTCTTGTTTTATAATATAAAAGATTTTAATAATTTTTTTGACTTTTTTATTATTTTTTGACTTTTAATTTTTGACTTTTTTTAATTTTAATTATGAGTGTTAATACACAAAAAGTTCGTAAATATAACTACGTTATAGTAGTTCAAGAACAATATTTTAAGGGTCCATTGTTGGATCAGTTTATAAATAAGGTGCAGGCTATAGGTCTTAAATATGGTATTATAGCTTTAGAGCGTGGACAGACTAAGCCTGATGGTACACCTGGTAATTTACATTTACAATGTTATTTTCAATTTAAGAATCAGATATGGGCTACTTCTCTTAGAAAGAAGTTACCCCATGTACATATAGAAGAGGAGTTACCATATAGTGACGGACCTTCTAATGTTAGATATTGTAAGAAGGGTGAACAATCACACGATGAATATGAACAGTTAAAGGATAAAGGACCTAATTACGGTAAGAATGTTAAGATACTTTTTGAATATGGTGAAGTATCTAATCCTTCTAAACGAGGTAAACGTAATGATCTGAAGCGTGTAGATAAAGCTATACGTGAAGAAGGTATGACAATGAAACAATTAGTTGAAAATAAGATTATAAAGAATAATCAGACGTTTAATTATGCTAAGAATATAATGCCTTTATTAACAGAGGAACGAAAGCAATCTCCATTAGTTATATACTTATGGGGTGCTTCTAACACAGGTAAAACGCAGGATGCTATACAGATAGCAAATACTTATTCTAGTGTACATTATCAAGCAGGTGATAATTCCAAGTTTTGGGATTCATATGAGCAAGATCCATGTGTAGTTATAGAAGAGTTTAAGGGTAAATTTTGTTCTATAACTAAGATGTTGTCTATACTAGATAGATTCCCACTTAAGGTAGAAGTTAAGGGATCTTCTAGAGAATTTAATAGTAATTGTATAATTTTTACATCTCAGTTTAATCCTGCACATGTCTATCCTACTGAGGATGTTACTCAATTTATTAAGCGTATAGATATAATTCGCTTTTATACGTATGATAGACAGGGTAACGTAGTTAAGCATGATATTAAGAATGCTGATGTAGACAATTCTAATAAGTATTGTAACATATATAATAAGAATGTTACTGAATTGTTATTGAAGTTACCCTTGCATGGTGGTTTAATAAAGAAATATGAACAGCATAATAATCAACATGAACAGAAGCGTGTAGAGACGCTGTTTTCTAACAAGTTAAATAATATAGATACATCTGTATTTATTCCCAATCGTCCGTTATCATTAAATACATATTAATAAATTTTTTTACACTTAATACATTAATTTTTTACATTTTATTCATTATTATTCAAACCTACTCAAAAAAAGCCCCCCCCGGCTTTGGAGGGGGTCCGTCTGAAAGACGCCGTCCGGCGAGGACGCCCCCCCCGGCGAGGGGGTCTGTCTGAAAGACGCCGTCCGGCGAGGACGCCCCCCGGCGAGGGTTCCACGCCCGTCCGGCGAGGACGCCCATCGGCGAGATATTTTCTTTTTTTTTTATTCCCCCCTTTCCCCCCGTCTGGGAAGACGCCGTCCGGCGAGGACCCCCGTCTGGGAAGACCCCGATCCGGGAGGATGACCGTCTGTCAGGACCCCGATCCGGGAGGATGACCGTCTGTCAGGACCCCGATCCGGGAGGATCCCCGTCTGGGAAGACCCCGATCCGGGAGGATCCCCGTCTGGGAAGACCCCGATCCGGGAGGATCCCCGTCTGGGAAGACCCCGATCCGGGAGGATGACTGTCTGTCAGGACCCCGATCCGGGAGGATGACCGTCTGTCAGGACCCCGATCCGGGAGGATCCCCGTCTGGGAAGACAACTTACAATCTGCTAAGACATTACACAGTTAACATTTTATAACATATTTACCGGAGTGTATTTTAAACATATATATATATTAAACACATAAAACACATAAGTCATGTTTTACATTTAATAACTATTATCTTGCGTAACCCGCATCGGTTTCCAAGTCAAAACCATCCCTTCTACTTTTTGACGGAAGTCCTCTCTACTATTACTCGGACTTCTAAGTCAAAAGTCAGAAGGGGTGTTTTGACTTGGAAACCGATGCGGGTGAAGCTTTTATTTTTATTAAAATTAAAATTTGACTTAAATGTTTTTTTGACTTTTTTATGATTATTTCATTTTTTATCGTTACCCGAGGTAACTCTATTAAAATCCAGATTTAAGTCAAAATTGGTCGTACAATTTTTTTTCTTGTATTAATATTAAAAAAAAACAAAAACTCTTTTTTTTCATTTTTTGCGTCTTTTTCTTTTTAATATTTTTAATCATTAATTCACATTTTTTATTTCAATGCCTACCCCTAAGAAAGTATTGTCTGATAAAAAATCATATCGCAAGCGTCCTGCTGCACGCGCGAGTGGTTCTTCGTCTGTTTATAAACGATCCGCGTCAAGTTACCGTAGACCGTATGCTAAAGGTCGAGGAGCCTACTATATATCAGGAGGATTATACGGTGACGCTCGCTTACCTGGACTCGGAAGAATTGGTGGCAATGTATCTGCCGGATACGTTAGTGGTTTAGGTGCTTATGATGTACGCTCTATAAAACATAATGTTTTAGTTAAGCCTATGTTACCATCTGTAATGAACAGTAAGACACGTGAAGGTGCTACTGTTATTAGACATCGTGAATTTTTAGGAAATGTTGTAACGTCTGCAGTAGCTGGACAATTTAAGTTAGATCGTTACATTATAAATCCTGGAGATTCTACTACATTTCCTTGGTTGTCTACAATAGCTCAAAATTATGAAGAATATGAGATGAATGGTCTCATGTTTCAGTTTAGGTCTACTTCGAGTGATGCTATTGCTTCTAGTTCTAACTTAGCTTTAGGTAATGTTATGATGGCTACACAATATGATAGTACTGATCCTCCATTTTTGAATTCTACTGAATTACTTAATTATACATGGAGTGCATCATCTAAAGTAAGTGAGTCTAATACGCATTTTATAGAGTGTGCACCTAAACAGAGTGTATTGTCTAGATTATATGTTCGTGAGTTTAGCGATACTTCAAACCCTACTGAAGATTCACGTTTTAGTGATTTAGGTATATTTTCTATAGCAACAGAAGGATTACAAGGTGCTGGTGTTGTTATAGGACAGTTATGGGTTTCTTATGAATGTTTATTTTATAAACCTAAGATGGGATCATTATCTTCAGAATCAGGATCTTTTTTTAACTACAGTTGTGAAAATGCTGGAGGTACTAGTGGAGTAAATAAATATTTTGGAGATATATTTGAAAATGGTTTATTTAATTCACATAATAATCTAGGTATTGCCATATCAAATGATCCAGCAAATAATAGATCTACTATAACATTTCCTGTAGCACAATCTATTAAATCATATTTAGTTGTTATATATTTTAAGGGTGCTGCCATAGATGATCTTGGTGCTATAACTTTAGTAGATTCTATTAATTGTACTGCAGTCGATATTTGGCGTACTGGTATATCAAATAGTGCTATTGTTCCTGATGTAGTTATTCCTTCTGGACTTGGAGCTCAGATGTCAGCTTGGATTATATCAACTGATGGTCTTAAATCAGTTCCTACTATTCACATTTCTACGACTGGTGG